GGGCAGGGCGCCGGTATCTCGGTGCGGGACAAGTTCGACTATGACTGCTGTCTGTATGCGCTGCTGCACCGTGAACTGGCCCCGGCTCAGTGGGATGTGCTGGTGGCGAAGTACTCGACGCACAAGGCCAACAAGGTCGGGGCAATTGGGCGCCTTGTTCCACGCATCTCCTCTCCGGCTCCACAACTCTTCATCTACAAAGCTGTGACTGCATGGGCGATTCCCAAGCTGCGCGGCGTGCAGGATAGAAAGCGGTCTACGGATATGATCGTGTTGCCTGTTGAGTTCTACGACATGAGCACTTGGGATCCGGAGGCTTCGCCTGAGCGTACCCGGCATCGATGGCGGTCTGGTATCCATCATCGGCTTGAGTCTCTGGAGGAGGCTGCAGTGATACACGTCACAGAGCTCTTCGACCGCGAAGAAATCTTTATTGATGCCGCTTGACTGAGTGGCCGACTGGCCGTAAATTAACCCCATCATGTCGATTTTACGCGTTATGAGAATTGACAAGCTAAAGCCCTGCCCTAAAGCAGGGCTTTTTTGCGTTTTAAAGGCGGCTGAGTCATCCTTTAGCTTCGAATAGGAGGAAGGCCCGATGGATATGGAAACGCAAGGATTAATCACCAAGATGGTTACCGCTATGGAAAGAATGGCGAAAAGTGAGTTTGCCGAGTTACCTCTCAGTAATTTACCTTTCGAAATTTCTTTTCCGCTTGAAGATGATAATCCCGACCAGGCTCAGTCGGTCTGTGAAGGCTTGCAGCTGGGTTTGAGTAAAGTCTTTAGGCCTTCGCCTGTCTCCGCCATAATCCAAGGTGCGCATTACAAGGTGCGTATCGACCGATAACGATTGCTGCTTTAAATTGCCCAGCCAATGTGCTGGGCTTTTGCTTTCTACAGTTCACAAAGCCTCGGCATTTGCCGGGGCTTTTTCGTTTTCGGGTCTACGCCTGACACTTTTCTCCAAGCGGATGGCAGGGACATATACCCCGAATTTATTGAGGACCATAGATGAACACTGAGCATCAAGCTCTCACCGATGTACCCCTTTGGTTGCTGATACTGCTGAGCATGGCCGGGTTATCCGGGGAAATGCTGAGAGCTTCAGGCTCTGACCTTGGCCTTCGGCAGATTCTGCAGCGTGTGGCTTTACGCTTTCTCGCGTCAGGTCTACTGGGTATGGCAACGCTGCTGCTCGCAATGGCTGTATGGAGCAATCTCTACTTGGCGGCAGGCTTGGGCATCGTTATCGCAGTGATCGGTGCCGATGTCGCTGGCGGTCTTTACACCCAGTTCTTGGCGAGAAAGGCTGGCATCAACACGCGCAACCAATGAAAGGTGAGGCTATGAGCAGTTTTTGCTGTTTTTACAACTTTTTTGTTGCAAATGATAATACTTCTCGACTCTCAAGCCTTGGCGGGGACCCTGGGGAATATCCGGGGCTACGGGGTCGGAAACCCGCGGGAAATTTTTAGCCGCAGGCCTGAAAAGTTACTGAAATATGCCTTACTGAAATTTCAATAATCGGGCTGTAAGCCACGCTTGATAAGGCTTTAAAGAAATTTCAGTAAGGATTTCAGTTAGAAAAATTTTCAGCTAAAAATTTCAGTAAGAACAGGCTCGGGGAAAAGGCTCATGACAACGCCCATTTACCTATCCAAAAAGGCCTTTGCGGACCGCATCAATCGGTCACCCAGCTATGTCACGCAACTAAAAGACAGCAACCGGTTAGTCCTGGGCCCGGACGGAAAGAAGGTCGATGTTCTCGCCACCGAAGCGCTGATTCTCGAAACGATTGACCCGAGCAAGGCCGGTGTCGCGGCTCGTCACCAGCAGGGCAGAGCTCAGCGTAATGGTGGTGAGCAGGCATCTCTCCCGTCAGTGCAATTGTCGTTAGAGGGCGAGCCCAACTTTCAAGAAGCCCGGGCGTTACGCGAGCACAATCTGGCGCAGTTGGCCGGGATTGATTTGCAGGAGCGACAGGGACTTTTGGTTGAGCGAAGTCGGGTGGAAATCGCCGCATACAACGCTGGCCGTCTTTTGCGTGACCAACTCTTTGGACCGCTTCCGCAGATGGCTCATGAACTGGCCGCTATGACAGATCCTTGGTTAATCGAAAAACACCTGACGGCAATTATCCGTCGAACGCTGGAAGAAACTGAGCGCTTGTCTTCAGCGGACCTTGAGCATGCACTGACCCAGAATTGAATCTATGCACACGGAATTTTCTGACGGTGCCGAGGTGTACCGTGAGTCGTATTTTCGTGGGCTACGCCCCGATCCTGATCTCTGGATCGATGAGTGGGCTGATGAATACATGCGGATTCCACGAGACACCGGAGCGCCTGAGCCCGGCCAATACCACACCTCCCGTACGCCCTATGCGCGTGAACCCATGCGCTGTTTGTCCCCCGCACATCCTTGTCGGCGTGTGGTCACGATGGTGGCGTCACAGTTGATGAAAACCCAGATTGCCTTGAACTGGATCGGCGGGCTGATTCACATGGCTCCATCGAACATCCTGGCTCTTCTGCCAAGCCTGAGTTTGTCAAAGCGGGTTTCAGGTCGAATCAGCAAGACCATCAAGGCAACCCCGGCACTGCGTGAGCGGGTAGCCGCCAATCGGTCACGTGATGGTCGTAATACTATGGATACCAAGGAGTTTGAGGGTGGCTCGCTGTATGTCACCACGGCAGGCTCGGCGGCCAACTTGTCGGAGCTGTCGGCGCGTTACATTTACGGCGACGAAGTCGATCGTTGGGAAACCGATGTAGGCCAAGAAGGGGACCCTGTTGGCCTGGCAGAAACCCGAGCGACCAACTTTGGACGCAACGCAAAAATCTACTTTTCCAGTTCGCCAACCTTCAAGGGCGCGTCGCGTATTGCGGCCTTATTTGAGTCCAGTGACCAGCGTTACTACTACGTGCCGTGTCCAACGTGTGGGCACATGCAGGTGCTGGAGTGGGAGCGACTGCACTACAACGATGATTACAGCGTCGTGCATTACCAGTGCGAAAACGCCGACTGTGATGTGTTGATTGAGGAGCACTTTAAAACTGACATGCTCGCCCGTGGCGAATGGCGTGCCCATTCAATGAATGATGGCGAGACCGTTGGCTTCAACCTCAACGCCTTGTACTCACCGACAGGCTGGCTGGCTTGGCGCACTCTTGCGAAGGAATTTGAGGAGGCGAAAAAAGCTCAGAGCAAAGGCGATATGGGGCTGATGCAGGTGTTCTATAACACCCGTCTTGCCAAAGTATGGGATAGCGCCCAAGAGCAAACCAAGGCCGAAGTGTTGGTCGCCCGGGCGCGCCTGGAAACCTACGCCCTCGGAACAATGCCTGCGGGTGTGTTGATGCTCACTGCCTCCGTGGATACGCAGGCCAACCGTCTTGAACTGATGGTGATGGGCTTTGGTGTGGGGATGGAGCGTTGGGTCATCGATCACCAAGTGATCTGGGGTGACCCAGCGGACGAGCGCACTTGGGCAGTGTTGGATGAAAAGCTCAAAGCCCGCTATCAGCATCCTTGTGGTGTTGAACTGGCGATACTTGCGGCCGGTGTGGACTCCGGCGGCCATCACACCGACGAGGTGTATCAGTTCTGCCGCGTGCGTCGTTGGCGCAATATTTTCGCCATCAAAGGTGCGAGCAAGCCGGGCAAGCCAGTAATTGCTCAACGTCCTTCGATGGTCGACGTTACTTGGAAGGGTCAGACCGAACGTAACGGCGCGGAGTTGTGGTTTGTCGGTACCGATACGGCCAAGGATTGGATCTACAACCGGTACCCGTTTGAAGACGGGCCTGGTGCTTTGCACTTTGCCAACGACTTACCTGACGAGTTCTTCGACCAGTGTGTGGCTGAGCGCAAGGTCGCTCGATACGTCCGCGGTAACACCATTCGTATCGAATGGACGAAGGGCAAGGGCGACCGAAACGAAGCCCTCGACCTGATGGTGTATTGCTTGGCGATGGCCCATTACTTGGGCATAAACCGGTACCAGGAGCGTGACTGGGAGCGGATACAACAAGCTTTGGCGCAAGCCAGCCCGACCGGTGAAAAACCAGTCAGAGCGGAGCGACTCGTCGCTCCGCCTGCATCCACACCAGTGACGACGCAGCAACCAGCTGAGCCTGCTCCATCACCCGTACCAACACCGACGGCGTCACCGCAGCCGGTTGCACGACCCCCTCAACGTCGCAGCTCCAGCAGCGGCTATCTCAAGAGACGCTGATTATGTCCTTTACCCAAAAGCACCTCGACGCGGTTGAGTCGGCCATCGCGCGCGGCGAGAAAACCGTGCGCTACGCCGACCGCACCGTGGAGTACCGCACGGTGGATGAGCTGCTCAAGGCCCGCGATCAGATCCGCACGTCGCTGGTCGCGTCTGCCGGGCCGCGCTCGCGGGTCATGCGGCTTTACCACGGAGGCAAGGGACTCTAATGGCGCGCCAATATCCAACCCTGACCCGCAACGGCTTTTTGCTGCCGGAGCGGATCAAAGCCAGTTACGAAGGGGCCGGAGAGGGCAGGCGCTCGGCCAGTTGGGACGCCCCCGATGTCGGCATCAACAGTATCAACACCCCGGCCTTGCGCAACCTGCGGGCCCGTTCGCGGGCGGCAGTGCGTAATGACCCGTATGCCTTCAACGTCATCGACAAACGCGTTAGCAACCTGATCGGTACCGGCATCACTCCGCGACCCAAGATCGATGACGATGCCCTGCGTAAAGTGCAGCAGGAGTTGTGGGAGGACTGGGTGGACGAGTCGGACGCCGATGGCCTGACCGACTTCTACGGCCAGCAGGCCTTGATTGCGCGCACCGTGGAAACGGCTGGTGAATGTTTTGTGCGTCTACGGCCTCGCGGTCTAGAAGAAGATCTGGCGGTACCGCTGCAGCTCCAGGTACTGGCTCCCGAATTTGTGCCGCACGACAAGTTTGAACCGGCCAAAAACGGCAACAGCATCCGTGCCGGTATCGAGTTCAACCCGGCTCACCAGCGCGTGGCGTATCACATGTACCGGGTTCACCCCCGCGA